CTGTTCAAACAGATAGTGATGCAGATAAAGTAGGAGTAGGATTTTATACTTCAGATAGTTCTGCTTCATCACAAACAATGGATTTAAGAATGTTAGTAAATCATACTGGCAATCTCCATGTTGATGCTGATGTTGTAGCATATTCTACTTCAGTATCAGATGAAAGATTAAAAGACAATGTTAAAACAATAGATAATGCCCTTGATAAAGTGATGCAATTAAGGGGAGTTGAATTTGACTGGAATAAAGGGAATAGAAAAGGACAAAAAGATTTAGGGTTAATTGCCCAAGAAGTAGAAAAAGTTTTACCTGAAATTGTCAGGGAAAAGAAAATGGCTTTTATTGATAACGAAACATATAAAACGATTGATTATGATAAAGTAGTTGGTGTTTTAATAGAAGCAATAAAAGAACAACAAGAAGAAATAGATTTGTTAAAAGCAAACTATGACCAACTTAAATATAACAGGAGATAGTAATGGCTAAGAAAATAGCAGAAAAAGCACAAGAACAAGCACAAAGTTCTGTAAAAATGGTTGAAATCAAACATCTTCGTTCAATGAAAGATGAAGCAGGGAAAGATGTTTCAGTAGTAGATTGGACTGAATCAAAAGATGTAGATGAAGCAATTTCACAAGCAGAAGCACAATTAGTAGATGCTGAAGCAAAAGTGACTGAACTTAAAGCAGACATTGTTGAATATAAAAAGATAAAGGGATAGTATGGCATTACCTAAAGTCCCAACAACAAATGTAGGAATATATAACCATTTGAGAGTATCAACTGATTGTAACGAAACAACCAATTTAAGTTTGGCAAGTTTGTGCAATGGTGGAGATATTGGTGGAATTGACCATACATTTGGTGGTGCAGGTGGTCCAGCAAAAGACTTTGATGTGATTGGTGGAACAAATAATCCAATAACCACAACAGCAGATTCAACAAATTTATATGATGATGTTATAGGGGTTGCACCATATAATCTTGCTAATTGTATTGGTGGACAATATACATAAAGAATTTTTTAACAATATGAGGAAAATATGTCAGAAAACGAAAGAAAAGTAAACATAAACGATAAAGACTATAACTATGATGAACTATCACAAGAACAAAAAATCTTGGTAGAACACATAGAAACTTGTCGTAGAAATAAAGCACAATTAGCATTTAACATTGATAAAGAAAGTGTTGCTGAAGGTGCTTTTGCTAAAATGCTAACAGAATCTTTTGATAAAAAAGAAGAAGTGAAAGAAGGAAAAGATGCCTAAATTAAATGTAGTAGCAGGGATCATAGACAAAGTAGCAGGTCATGTAGATAAATTCACTTTAGACAAAGAGGAAAAAGCACAATTAATACAAGAAATCAACAAAGCACAAATAGAAGTAAACAAAGTAGAAGCAGGTTCTACAAACCTATTTGTGAGTGGTTGGCGACCATTCGTAGGGTGGACTTGTGGGTTTGCTTTATGCTATCACTTCGTATTGCAACCATTGTTAATGTTTGTATTGTCGGCTATTGGGAATCCTATGGAATTACCAGGATTCGACATGACTACTCTAACGACTGTTTTAATGGGGATGTTGGGACTTGGTGGATTGAGAAGCTACGAGAAAGTGAAAAGGTCGGCATGAACTTTAATGAAATTATAGATCAAGTAATTGAACATGAAGGGGGTTATGTCAATGATCCCCATGATACAGGAGGAGAAACCAATTATGGAATTGCTAAAAGATGGTATCCTGAAGTTGATATTAAGAATCTCAATGTGGACGATGCTATTAATATCTATTATAACGATTATTGGAAACCAAGTAAGGCAGAACATCTTCCTGAAGAAATAAGGGGAACTTATTTTGATATGTGTGTCAATATGGGGCAAAAACGAGCAGTTATTGTCCTACAAGAAACTATAAATAGCATAGGAAGCACGAAAATAGCCGAAGATGGTCTTATCGGTAAGGTAACGATAGAACACTCACATAAAGTATCTAAAAGGCGATTACAAGCATTTCGTTGTTTGTTTTATGGAGAGTTAGTCAATCAGAAACCTGATCAAAAACGATTTTACTATGGTTGGTTTAAACGAGCAATTAGTATATGAAGAAAATAAAGAGTAGTGCAGTCGTTTTTGGCGATATGCACTTTCCATTGCATGACGAACAGGCATTTAGTTGTGCATTAAAGGTTATTGAAAAAGTAAAGCCTGATGTGTTTATTAATTTGGGCGACTTTGCAGAAGGAGAATTTGTTTCACATTGGAGATGGAGCAGAAGAAAAAGACCACCTTTGGAATATCAATTACCATTGATAGCCAAAGAGGCAGATGAAGTCAATCATCATTTAGATAGAATTGACAAAGTATTAGATAAAGTAGGGTGTAAAAGAAAGTATTTGGCAATGGGCAATCACGAAGCATGGTATAACCACTTTGTTGAAGAAAACCCATATTTAGAAGAATATTTACCTGAAAGATTGTTTAGAATTGAAAATAGGGGTTATAAATGGTATCCCTATGGAGAGTTATTTAAAGTTGAAGGATCAAAGCTGTATGCTTATCATGGTGGGCATTATACATCAGTAAACCATAGTAGGATTACTGTTCAGAATTTAGGGTGTAATGTAATCTATGGACATACACACGATTGTCAACGAAGTGTAATGCAACATATATCAGGAGTGCATATAGCACAAAGTATGGGTTGCTTATGCAAGGTGCAGAAAGATTTTTTGAAAGGAAGAAAGGTAAATTGGACACACAATGTAGGAATTATAGATTTCTTTGAAGATGGGTGGTTCAATCTTATCGTTTTAGATATTCATAATGGAATGACAACATGGAACAATCAAATCATAAGAGGTAAAAATGGGGTTCGCAGAAACAATAGCAAAAATAAAAGAAATAAGTAAAAAATTAAGGGATAAGAATGTTTCTGATAGAGAAACAATTTATTATACAAGCGAACTACATAGATTAATAGAGAATTTAGAAGTTCCACAATTAATAGGACAAGAAGATGACAACATATTTAGAAACATATTGCACAATTAGTGATATACAACTGGTAGCACCATTTGTATTTGACTACGACAGGAAACGAACTATCTCTAACTGGGTAAGTCATAGTGGTAGTAGTTCATCTGAAATTTGGAAAGCAGGAAGTGTCGGTAAACTGTCAATGTTATACGAAAATGATATTGAACAAACATCTGTGTCATCAGTAAGTGATGTAAATGCAGATAATAAGTTTTATTTTGACGAAGATGCCGATGTCGTGTATTTTAGACCAACAGGGTCTAATAATCCAAATTATGATGTGGCTATCGCAGTCGGTAGGGATAATAAAACACTCTTTGATGAGTTTATATCAAGAAGTTCCGACTTTGTTCGATCTTATATCAATAAACCAATATACAAGAACAAAGGAGTAGGAACAGGGGATAGTTTAGGTAGGGATTTTCCTGAAGTAATCGTAAGAAGCACAGCTTTATTAGCAGCAAGTATGGCAATTATGCCTTATGATGCAGCAAAAGGTGGCGAATTACAAGACATAGCATATAACCCAATAGACCAAACTGGACTGCTTGACTTAATTCGTAGAGGGGTTATATCATTAGACCAAGACGAAGATGGTAGAGATAAAATCGTAAAAGAAGTATCAATCAATGGTTCTACTACTGGTGCAATCGTAGATACTTTTGGACACCCACAAGTATCTTATGATAGAATCAAGGTAATTATTAGCACAGCAGGAACTTTTACAGCAGGATCAAGTTCAGGAGTAAAGTTTGATTCTTATGTTGGTAGTGATGCTGGGTTAAAAGTAAGCTTGGTTCAAAGTGGACAAATCATTGATGGTGGACTACAACATATTGGACATGGAGTATATGTTCGCTTTTCAACTGGTGTTTATACTGTAGATGATGAGTGGGAAGTTGAAGTAAGTGGGTTAGAACACACTTCAGGTGGGGGAATTAACACCATACAACTACAACGAAGATAATGGGTAGAAACACAAAGAAGTGGGGAAAAGAAAAAGCAAAAATTCGTAGAAGAATAAAAAAGAAAAATGCGAAAAAAAAGAAATTATAAGAAAGAGTATAAAAAATATCAATCATCTCCTAAAAGAAAAAAATATAGAGCAAAATTAAATGCTTACAATAGAAAAAAAGGGACTTATGGAAATGGAGATGGGTTAGATGCTTCTCATAGAGGGGGAAGAATTGTTGGTTTTGAATCTCAATCAAGAAATAGATCAAGAAAGAAAAAGAATAGAGTAAAGTATAAAATTAGGGAAAGATAATGTGGGCAATATTTAAAGACAAAAACGAGTATAACGAAAAAGCAATCATTGGATTTATTTCCTTTGCTATTATGGTTGTATTTGGAATAGTGGATTTAGTAACAGGGTTACTTGGACAAGAAATTATTATAAACGACAATGTTTATAATTCATTTGTTTGGGTAACATTAGGTTCTTTTGGAATTGCAGGTGCAGAAAAAGTTTATAAAAAATAATGGCAAGAAAAGTAATCAATGTATATAGAAGTAATGGTAAAAAGAAAACAAGACAAGGACAAAGCCATAATACAAAATATGGAAATAAGTTGTCAAAGAAGTATTATAAAAAAAGACATAGAGGGCAAGGATAATGGCAATAACATTTGAAAATATTTATAAAGATAGGGTAATAGATAACCTACAAAAGATTATTAAGACAAGTGTTCCAGCAATCCCTTTGTTATATGATGAACATAGGGGGCAAGAAAGCATTTTAATTGTTCCAGGTGTTGATACCTTTGTTGATTTTAATAGCAATGCACATATTAGACAATATTCAACAATTATTAGTTATCAACTCCAAAGAGGAACAGACTTTAATAAACAATCTCATATAGATAGATTAACAAGCATTGCAGAAATTTTAAAAAGACTCTTGTATGATAACAACAACTACGAAGTAAGTAATATCAATCAATGGTATGGTGGAAATGTATCATCTGTGGAATATGAACGAGATGAAGATAATCCTGAAATAGCAAGAGCAATACTTACTTTTGAGTGTAATGTAAACGAGGTAATATCATGAAGTATATTCATAAAAAAGGGCTACAACTTCAAAAACCTTCTTATTTAAAAACTCCTAATCAAAAGATTAAAGAGTTATTACAAGGGAAAGAAGTTGAATTAGATAAAGAAAACTTGGAAGAATTTGAATCGTTAGGTGTTCAAGTTATTCCAGCGAGTAAAGCAAAGCCTAAAAAGAAAAAAGATAAGGAGTAAATTAAATGGCAGTAAGTGGAAAAGTTTATGGTAAAGGCGACTTTACTGTAGGCATAAAAAACAAAAATGCGACAGCATTTGAAACTGCAGCATCTAATAGTGCTGCCTATGAGTTGCTTCCTGTAACTAATGTATCTCTCCCAGTTCTTAATCTTATAGAAAGTGGGGAGATTAGAAGTAATAATGCAGGAATGATTGAATTAGACATAGATCAATTCAGAACTCAAAAAGGTGGGTTTGTAACAATGGACTTTGAACTACCAGCAGAACGAGAAATCATTGTTCGATTATTAGCTAATGTTCTTCAAGATCATGGTGAAAGTGGTAGTGGACCATATATTCACACAATCCAAGCAACTTCAAGTGCTGCATTAGCAAGACCTGATTTCACAGGATCATCAAGTTCAGGAATACCAAGCATATTTGATGTTGCTTTATATATGCCTGAAACAGCACAAGACATTATGATAACAAGTGCAGTTTTACAAAGTCTTACTATGAATTTTGATATGGCAGATGGTAGATGTTTGTTAAGTGGAACACTCTATTCAGGTATGTCAAGTTCAAGTAAATTCTTGGTAGAACAAACTTTGAGTGCAAATTCAGGTGCAGCAACATTAACATCAACATCACCTACTTTTGTAGAAGCATATTTTAATACAAAGACATTAGATATTGAAGCAACCGATAATCAAGATATTATGGTTCAAGCAGTATCTTTTACTTTTGAAAACAATGTAGCAAGAGTCGGTAGAGATTCTAATGGAGATGCAGAAGCATATTCATTTGGTATCCCATCAGTAAACATTACAGGAGAAATATCTTTCTTAATGAATGATGATATGGGATTTGATGCAGCAGATAATGTATTGCAAGACTTCTTAAGTGGAGAAACTGCAACATTAACATTGCAACAAGGTGATGGAACAGTATCAAGTGCAGGTGAAATGAATATTACAGCAGAAATATATTCTACTGCAGTAAATCTTGACCCAAGTTCAGAAACTGGTGCAGTTTTCACAGTTCCATTTAAAGTAGTTCAACCTACTTCAAGTGGTGCAGCAAGTGGAACAGCATTCAAGTTTGAGTATGCAGATTCAACACAAGCAAGTGATTGGTAAGGAGTAATACATGAAGGTTAAAATGTTCAATAAAGAGTGGGAAGTAAACAATCCTACTTATAAAGAAAAACGAGAGTTGTGGAAAATAAACACTATGACTTTTGAAGGAGATAAGCTCAATCAAGATAATTATTTTAAATTGCTTGATAAAGTAGAAGAAATATCAGGATTACAACCTGAAGATTATGTTAATCAAAAAGGTGATCCTTTAAATATGGCTAACATAGACTCGTTGTTACAAAAAATATTTCTTTCCTATATAGGACAATCTGACGATTCAAAAAAAGAATAGTGGGCTTATGTATGTATGTGTGGTTTTCTCAATTAGGATTTCCACACAATACATTAGCTTTTCCTTACAATAGACAAAGCCCTTTAACAAAAAGAAGTAGGGAGTATAAAGACATCTACGAAGTTGAAGAAGAAGTAATAGCACTTTCAGAAACTTTTGCTGATAGTAAATTTACTTTGGGTAGAAATTTATATTTTCATATTCCTTTGTTTGCAGACCCAACATGGTTTGTAAATGAAGAATATGTAAGATTAATGAAAGAATATAATTATATGAAAAATTATAATATTCCAATGGCAAAAAGTTTAGATGATGCAGATAGTTACAAATTAGATTGTTTTGATCTAATCAACAGTGAACTAAATGCAATACAACAATATATAGGGGAGAAGAATGGCTAAAAAGGTAAGATTAGATATAAAAGCCACAGGTGCAGATAAAGCAGCGAGAAGTGTAGGAAAAGTAGATAAAGGATTAAATAAATTAGCAAAGTCTGCAATAGCAACTGCTGGTGCATTTTTTGGTGCGAGAATGTTAATACAAGGTTTCCAAGAAGTTATTGAATTAACCAAAAAACAAGCATTAGCAGAAGCACAATTAAATGCAGTATTAAAATCCACAAAGAATGTAGCAGGTCTAACTTCTAAAGAGTTAAAGAATATGGCTGCTGCACTTCAAGCCCAAACACGATATGGAGATGAAGCGATTATGACTTCCCAAGCATTAATGCTTACTTTCACAAAAGTAGGAAAAGATGTGTTCCCACAAGCAATAGAAACAGTAATGAATATGTCTGAAGCAATGGGTGTGGACATGAAACAATCTGTTATTCAAGTTGGTAAAGCATTGAATGATCCAATCTTGGGTGTTACTGCATTGAGGCGAGTTGGTGTTCAATTGTCAAAACAACAAGAAGATTCAGTAAGACATTTTGTTGAAGTTGGAGATATTGCTTCTGCACAAAAGGTAATTTTGGGAGAATTGGAAACACAATTTGGTGGAGTTGCAAAAGCAGCAGGACAGACTATGCCTGGAGCTTTAGAACAAATGAAGAATGCACAAGGAGATGCTTCACAAGCACTTGGACAACTATTATCTCCAGCAGTAATTGGAATTGCTAATTTTTTTAAAGAAGCAGCAAAAAACAGTAGGGATTTCTATTTAAGTTTAACAGAAACTGAACTTGAAACAACCATTAGAGAGTTGGGTGAGCTGGGAGTTAATGTTGAAAAACTTGAAAAAATAAGAACAAAAAGAATTGAATTTGATTTAAAAAGAGAGTTGGTAGGGAAAAAATCTATACAAGAAATTAATAAAGAAAACATTAATCTTGAAAAACAAATGGAAGATGCTGCTAATAAAAGAATGGTGTCAGCAGAAGAAATTGATAAATTGGAAAGAGCAGGTCTTGACACTATTAAAAAAGTTAGTAGTAGAGGTGATAGGATTATAGAACAAAACTCCGAAGCATATCAACTTCAATTAGATGCAAACCAAGCAGCAGAAGATGATTATTTGCTTATACTAAAAAAATTAGAAGCAAACTATGAGCTTTTAGGACAATATGATCAGTTAAAAATAGTTCAAGAACAAATAGCACAATTTCAAAAAGATGGTGCAGATAGTGGCGATGATGGTGGAGATGCAGAAAAAGAAAAAGCAACTGCATCAGAAACATTTAAAAAGAACTCAAAAGATGCTTCTACTTCTTTATTGTCAAGTGCAGTGTCAGGACAAGATATGGCAGATGCAGGTAAAGAATTTACTAAAAGTGTAGGAAGGGCAATTATTCAATTAATAGCACAATTAGTTATTGAAAAAAGAATAACAAACGAAAAGAGAAAACAAGCTGCTTTGGCAACAGCAACTAAAATATTTGGATTTTCAACAGGTGGTAGCTTTATTAATAAGTTTGCTGGTGGTGGTAGTTTTGATATAAATAAAAAAACTATACTTCCTACTAATCCACCTGCAATAGTTGGTGATAATGCAAGTGGTATGGAACGAATAGATGTAACACCACTACCAAGCCCCAATCAAAGAAGTAGTGGTAATATAGTAGTAAACATTAATGCACCTGTTGTAGATGAATATGTAGTAGATAGTATTATTCCAGCAATAGAAAGAGCAAGAAAATTAAACTTATAGGAGGACAAAGTGGCAACAGAAGTCAGTAAAGATAGCAAATTTACATTAAGTCTTGAGAGTATAGTAACTGGAGTAGCTACTCTTGGTATGGTTATTGGTATGTGGTTTACACTTCAATCAGATATTGAAGAAGCTAAAGAGCTACCAAAGCCTGAAGTGGGTCGAACCGAATATGACTTAAAAGATCAGATGATACGAAATACTATCATCGAAACACAAAAAGATGTAACAGAAGTAAAAGAACAACAAAAAGAAATGCGAGAAGATGTAAAGAGCATTGAACGATTGTTGATGACAAAATGAGGAAACATTATGACGAAAAAATACTTAAAACAATGCTTATTAGTCTTTGGATTGTTTTTATCATCGTCCTTATTGTATGGGCAACAAACACTTAAAAGCTTACAAGAAGTTCAGTTTTTAAGTCAAAACCAATGTGTAGTAATACAAGTAAATGCAGATTGGAATATAGGATCATCTATTGATTTAGGTAAAATGAAGAATTGTGTTTGGTTTAATGCCAGTATAGACAATAAAGAATATGGTGCAGTAATAGCAAGTGAATGGAAAATAGTTTCTGTTCCAACAATCATCATGTTTGAAAAAGGCAAAGAGATTAAAAGATTTGAAGCAGGATTATCGTTTAAATTAAATGCAGACGATATTAAAAAAGCAATAGAAAAGGAAATAGACAATATACTATTAAGGAGATTTCAATGAGAAAATTATTATTTAGTTTATTATTGTTAGGAAGTCTATATGGTCAAGACTTCTTTAAGTTTAGCACTATTTATGGTGCATATAGTTTAACCAGTCCACTAACAAAGGAACAAACATTCCAAGTTACAGGTGGACAATTACAATCCTTGCAAGAGGAATTAGAAGACCATAGCAAACTAACTTTTGGTATTAGAAAGTTAGCACGATTTGATTATGAAAATAAACCTGAAGTGTGGTATAGTGGCGAAGAAGCACCTATTAACGAAAGTGTAGCAATCGGCAATGGTATGGCTAAAGGGTGGGAATATGTATTAGAATATTCTGAACACCAAGAGTTTGGTGAATCTTTTACCGAACAGGAAGTAATGTTACGATATTTAGCACCAAAGTTTATAATCAAAGGAAATTACGATTACAGAGGATTAGAAGATTTAGAGTTCGCAGGAATAGATATGCGATATAGAAAAAATCTTGGTAATCTTGATTTATCTATTGGAGTAGCAGGTAGATCACACCCTGCATATCTTGATTTCTTACCGATTGATTTATGGTGGGACGAACAAGGGATAGACATAAGTGAGTATATTCCATTTTGGTTATTTGCATACGATAAAGGATATACAGACGAATGGACACAACAATGGACACAATATGGATATGAGTTCTATGATTGGTTATGGTTTGATGAACAAGGAAATCTTGTAGCATCAACTGACCAAGAGTTCTACACTCAAGTCTATGGACAAATCGTAGAAGAATATAATGAGGAATATGCGAAAGATTTAGGGTATCAAAATGAGTTATCTTTATCTTTAGGTGTAGATTATTATAAATACACAGATAGTAATTGGTTTCATTTTTGGGCAACCACATATCCTGTAACAAAGGGTATGTCTGATTATTCATTTAATTATGAAATAGCAGAAAATGGAATGGATTACGATTTAGGTTTAGTGTTAGGTTGGAAACTAAACTCAAGATTCGGTGTTTTCGTTGAAGGAAGATACTTGAATATGTATGACATACAATCATACGAAGCGAAAACTGGATTTAACTGGTTAATATATTAAGGGGGATATAATGGTAGGATTTTTATTAGGTTTAGGATTTGGATTTGGACTTCATTTTGCCTGGTGCAAATGGGGTGATAAATGTGATTGTAAATCAATTAAATGGAGAAATAAAAAATAATGTTTGTAAATTCTAATTATTCAGCAAAGTTAGCACCAACCATGAAAGAGAATTGGTTGGTTCAAATCTTTAAAAATACCAATTCAAGTATATTATACACAAATACACCTGATTTGAGATTTTGTTTTGCAGCAGATAGTGGATCAACAACTGCTACATACAATTCATTAGATTATATACCAGCAATTCTAAATAAACCAAGTGTTAGTTATTCGCTTGATTTAAAAGGATTCACAACCAAAACTGGAAGTGTAACTTTAAATATAGCGAATGTGGATATAGATGGAACAAAACTGCTTGAACAATTAGGAAATACATACATAAATGGACAAGTAAATATCTTGTCAGTCATAGATGACGATAGCACAGCTGCTAATGCTCTACAAATCTTTAGTGGAAGAATTAGCAGTTTTGCTTATCGGAACAATGTGATAGTAATTAGTTTGATTTCAAATAGACCATTTCAAAATGTATCTATTCCAACTACAAAAACAAGTAACTCTACGATTGAGCAATATAACAACAAAGTAATTCCATTGGTATATGGGGATTATACTGCCAATTCAGGATTTACAAATGGAACAGATGTTTATGCTTGTCCTTTCTTAAAAAATGATGGAAAGAATTTTATGTATATTGTGCCTGAAGGAACAAACAGCGAAGACAAGTTAGAATTTTATGATAAGGGAATGAAAAGATTTTTAGAATTAACACAGACAAACACAACATTATTAAATGAAGCATTAGACAATTCAGAAACAGGGGTTGATGTAGATGATGGAACTGTTTTTTCAATTAATGATGTTATTAAAATAGATAGCGAACAAATGCTTATTACATCTATTTCAACAAACACACTTACTGTTACAAGGGGATATAATAGCACGAGTGCAACAACACATTTAAACAATGCAGGAATAACAGTAGTTGTAGATGGTGCAGAAACAATATCTGTTCCAAAGTTAATGAGAAGGCAATTTAAAATGTTGCCTGATGAGGTTACATCTACATTAAGCACAGGGTGGTCATTAAGTTCAGGAAGTCTTGCAAACACATTTAATGGAGATACAGGAGATAATGGAACTTTCTCATGTAGCAGTTTTTCAAGTGAAAGTAGGGGTGTGGTATTAAAACTTAATATGCCACAAGTTACTGGTAAAATTACTGCAATTACTTTAAATCTTTCAGGAACTTACTCACAAAGTATTAGTAGTCTTGATGGCGATGAAGGTGCTTTCTTTAATTTGGCAGATGCTTTAAGTGGTGGATTTGGTTCTACTTCAGGTGATGTTGTATTGGTTAATTCAATAAAAACAAATCAAACAAATACAGCACTACCTACATCTACAGACATATCAAGTATATTAGAAAACAATGCCTTGCCTGATGATCTATATTTAAGTTTTAGATTTAATGCAGAAGATGAAGGTTCTTATTCAAGTGCTAATGTTGTTTTAAGCAATATTTATGTAACAGTAACTGCTGAAAATGATAATGCAAACGAGCCAATAGCATCATCAGACTTTAATGCTGGAATTGATAAAGTATATTTAGGTAGAGATATTACTTCTAATACCTTTACAGGACATAGTGCAACACAAGATGCACTCAACAATCCAGTATCTATTCATAGACAACTATTAAAAAGTGTATTGGATTATGATTTAGCAGATGATACAGATAATGTAGATAGTGGATATAAGAGTGTAGCAGAATTGAGAGATTCAGATACATCAACAGTAGATAGTGTTGCTACTACTCATTGGAAAACACGATTAGAACTACAAGATACCGAATCCATAGAATCTGTATTACAACAATTACAATATGAAGGGTGTTTCTTTTTTGAGTTTAGTCCACAAGCACAACAAACTGCAATTACAGGGGTAAGTTCATTACGATATTTTACGATTGCTAATGGAACACCAACAGCAGATAAAAGTTTATCAGAAGTCGATATATCAGATTATGAAATCGGTATTACAGAAGTAGGTGATTTAGAAACTTCATTAGTGGTTAATTATAAAAAACACCCTGCTGAAAATGAATACCTACAACAAAAAACTTATGTATCAGCAGTTAGTGGATCAGTTCATAGCACAATCTTTGATAATGCAGCACACCAAAAACAAGAATTAAATCTTGATATGCTTTATAGTGCAGTAGATGGTGCAGGGGGAGATAGAAATAGTGATTGGATTAATTTCAGAAGTGCATTATTTGGACAATATAAAACCACAATGAGTGCTACAATTATTAATCCTGAAAAGTATGGAATGTTGCAAGTGGGGGACTTCCTGGATTTCGGTGATACATTATTTGGTAATCTTGGAACACCATTTAGTGAAATATCTGATACATTTGATGATATGGTAGCAATGCCTACAAGACTATTTAGTGAACAATGGTCAGACAAAAGATTTATTATAACAAACCTGAAACGACAAATAGGGAAAGTTTCAGTTCAATGTAGAGAGGTTTAAATGGGAAGTTATTTTATTTATGATAGTATTAATATGTATCGTTCAGATATGACCGATAGTGAAGGAGAGATGTCCAATAGTGACACACCTACATTTTCTACTGGCACAACAGTTACAAACCACGAAAGAAGTTCAGATCAAAACATTGGAACTGCAATTAGTGGTCTTGCAGATTTAGATGCAATAGAATATGCAGTAGGAAGTAGTGCAACTGCGAATGCTGCAGCAGTTTATTTTAATGCAGATGATGGCATATCAAGTGGAACAATTATGAATTTCTTTGTAGATACAAGTAGAGATAGTGGTGGTTCAGGTTTAACCAACAAAGGAACAATAAGTGCAGTTAGTAGTGCAGGGTGGGCAGTAACCGATTTAACAGAAACTACTGGAACAAAATTCTTTGTAGAATTTACAGGATCAATCACCGATAATGTTATTACAGAAATCCTAATAGGTAAAAAATTATCTTTTGAAGTAGAGCCTGATGTTAATGTTCAAACAAAACGAGATTATGGCACAAGTGTTCAAAAGAGTTTAGGTGGAGTTGAATATGCTTTAAACACCCATGATGCCCAAGAAATAAGCACCATTAGTTTTCAAAACATTTCAAGCACATTTAAAACCAATCTACTTTCTATGCAAGATGACATAAAAGGCGAAGCAAAGAAGTTTTTATGGTATGATGGAAGTTCTTTCCATTGGGTAAGATTAGATAAACCTTTGACATTTACTGAAATAGCAGATGGTAGATTTAGCACACAAATCGTTTTAAGGCAACAAATCCAATAAATACAAGACTTTTATACTGAAAGGTATATAATCACCCCACAAACAAAAAAGCCCTCATTTGAGGGCTTCTTTGTAACTAACAGGTATTATTTTTATCCTACATCAGGGTTTGCAAAAATATCTTTGACAATTACTCTTGGGTAATTATCAGTTTTTGAATCTGCAAATCCATCAGCCATGATTAATGGTAAATAGTCTAAATCAAGAGTGATATGAAAGTTGCCATCATCCATGTGAACATTATTAAGAACTTTATTTCTTTTAAGGTTCATTAAGATCTTATAGTCTGCTCTTGCATAACTACCTCTATTGGTGTTCCAAATTGCATCATCAGCAGTAGAATAGACATGACCATCTTTATGATTCCAAACTGAAGTAACTAATGCAGGTGAAGAATCAAACCCTTTCTTAATAGTTTGTCCATAATAATCAGTTGATAAAGCAAAATGACCATCACCAAAATACATATATGGTGCATCATCCCAAATATTACTGCTATTTCTGATTAGATTTCTTAAAAAATCTAAATCGCTGTTTTTAAGTTTATATTTCATTTTTTTCTCCTTTTTTTTTAGGGGGCATTTCTGCCCCCTTTGTTTTTATGATTTTTTTCTAAAATCATTTTCATTATTTATAGAAATCTCCACTACCTACAACTATGTTATTAACTGCCTTGTAAATCGTTTTGAAACTTGATTTATTTTCATCAGTTAGTTCTGCTATAGCTTTATTTTTATCAATACTTACATGAATCGCTTGACTTACCCCTAATGGTCGTAAATCTACACCATAATAAGTGCCAAAAGGTGTTGGTCTTGTTGATATGTTGTTTTTAATCCATTTTTTTAATTGTGTTTTGTTCATCATTTTCTCCTTTGTTTTAATTAACATACCTTATATTACTATGAAAAAAGGACTTATGCAAGTCTTTTCGTAAAAAAAGATAAGGGTATATATAAGGGTTAGTTATCCACATTTAGATTGTGGATAAATAGGGTTAGGTAAGGGTTAAAGAAAAAGACAATAGACAAAGACAAAGATAAATCAAAAGTTTAAGACTAAAAAGAATGCAAAGAAAAAAAGGGTATTGACAAATTAAAATAATTCGTAAATTAGATACGAAAAAACAAAGGAGAAAAAGATGTATTATGACATATTAGTTCCATTTGCAATAGCAATGATAGTATGGTGGGAGATATTTAAGGCTTTGGTGTTGAAATGAAATTCAGGAAAACATCAATCACATTCAAGTTCACATTAGAAGAACTTGAAAACATCATTGAAGTCTATTCAAGGCAACCACATGATGAACCACTTGAAAACCAGGTTAGAACTGATCTAAAAAATATTCGTTTACGAGTGGAAAAGAAAATAAATGAAGAAAAGAAAGCAGCAGAAACAAGACCAAGCGAAGAAATGAAATTGGTTTCGGCAAATCCGACTTCTGTTGAACACAATAAATAAAAGGAGAAATCTATGGCTTTTTTGGACTTAAAGGCACTCAAACAAAATAAGGGTGCAAAACTAAAACTGACTTTACAATCAACTGGCACATACCAGCAAAAAACATTTAATGGGCAATCATTTAATATTTTTGATTATGAAGTCTTGCAAGATAACAAACCATATACATTGGGTGCTTCTGATGCTTTGCATCGCAAGTTGCAACAATTAAATACTGGAGATTCCTTTCATTTGAGTTTTGAAGAATTTACATCAGATGAAGGACAGTTAAGAAACTATTGGAAAGTTGAGAAACTGAAACCAGTATCTAATGGTGTAAATGAGTTTGAACAAAAACTAAAAGATGATCAAGCAGCGAAAACAGTTACACAAAAATCTCAAACCTTTGAAAATGGTGCAAGATTTGGAATGATTTTTTCAAGAACCTTTGATTTATATAAGCACTTTGATTGTGCTTGGACTATTGATGAGTTTGTTGATAATTTTCATCGTGTAAAAGGCTTTGTTGAAGCTTGTGAAAATCAACCACAGAAACCTATAAATACCCGAAGTCAAGTTAGTTCACAATCGGTAGATACACCTGTTGAAATAAAGGCAGATGATTTACCATTCTAATAAAGAGGGCAGGTTTTTTCCTTCCTGCCCAAATCATTTTGGGAAGGGATATTCTTATTTTCATTATATCTCTTTAATTAACATCTATATCCCTTCCCTTCTCCTAATATGAAAAACAATCAATTAGGTCTTTTTGAAGATATGTTTGAAGTTTCCAGTTGCAAGAACATAGATGAAGAAGTGGATAAGTTGTTTGGTTTTTTTAGAGAAAAAGGATTTCCCAATTATGAATTAAATTCATATAATAAAAAAATAGAGATAGAAAAAATTATTAACTTTAATGAAAAAGAGATATTTCAAGAAAAAGACATAAAGCAAACTATGCACTCTTTGGGGTTTTTATGGTGTTTCTTTCCACATTGGATTGAGGTTAAATGCAATTCTGCGAAAAAAAGCTTATTAGAATTATGGGAAGATGATAGGGAATTAAAAAAATTAATTAAAAAAACATACACTTGGCAATTAAAATATGGAAATGGTGTTTTTACAATCAACAGATTAAGGCAAAATGCAAAAGTATATTTAAGCAAGCAAAGTGTTAGCAACTTTCGACCTACTGCTGCTAAATATTTTTATAATGAATATGGTAACAATGGAGTTGTGTGGGATATGTGTGCAGGTTGGGGAGGTAGATTGTTTGGGTTTTTATCATCAAATTGCCACACATATGTAGGAACAGAGCCATCTACAAAAACATTTAATGGTTTAATAGATTTAAAAAACGAATATTCCTATCTTGATAAAAAAGTTATTTTAAGTAAACAGGGTGCAGAAGATATAACTCCACCTAAAAATTCACTTGATTTATGTTTTACTTCTCCACCCTATTTTGATTGTGAAAAATATTCAGATGAGGAAACCCAATCATATAAAAAATATCCAACGAAAGAATTATGGTTAAATGGATTTTTTAGAAAAATGATAAAAAAATGTTATTATGGATTAAAGAAAAATTGTTACTTAATTATAAATATTGCAAATACAACAAAATATGATTGGATAGAAAATGAAACGAAAGCTATTTGCCAAGAAGAAGGGTTTTTATTGCATGATATAAACTATTTAATCTTGTCATCTATTGCTGGGAAAGGGATTAAAAGAGAGCCAATATTTATATATAAAAAATTATGAAAAAAGACAGGGTCATAAAATTAGAATCAACTGCAAAAAAAATTGCAGAATTGTTTTCTAACCCTAAAAGAGAATTTAATTATAATAACGAAACATTTGAGGTAGCAAAGATTAAACCACTAACAGAATTAACTGCTGCAATAATTTTTAAAAAAAGTTCAGGCAAATTGGCTTTGGCAATCGCTTTTTGGAAAAACAATCAAGGTGGACATTGGGATTATTTCTTTCCAACTGATAGCCATATATTAGGATTTCAAAAGATTGCACCAATTCTTGAAGAAATAGAAAACTATAATTTTGATAAAAATGGGTAAAATAAATTCACAACAAAAAGGTAAAAGGGCAGAACGAGAAGTTGCTAAATTGATTAATAAGTATTTAGGAACGAATGTTAGGCGAACACCCCAATCAGGTGGATTATCTATTAAGGGCGATATTATAGACATTAATCCTGATAGTGCAGCCTTTGATTATCATTTTGAAGTAAAGGATCAGAAAAAATTAATGATACCTAAATGGTGGGAACAAATATATGGTGATTGTCCAAAAGGTAAAATCCCTATTAATGCATTTAAAATGAATGCAAGATTTTATGCCACATTAGAGTTTACAGATTTTTTAAATTTGTTAGCAGAGTTACAAGAGTTAAAAGAAGAACTGGAGAAAAGAGATGAGTAAAGTTGGAGAATTAGCAATAGAAATAGAAAAAGAAGAAATAGCATTTAATCACAGTCTGCATGATATTGAACATGAAACAATAGATACAACATGGGATATTAGGGTTGAAGGAAAGTTGAATAAAAACAATATTATCTTCAAAGACAAGAAATACAAAGAATTGTATCTTGACATGAAAAAAGTAGATGATAAATTAAAGGAGAATAAAATGAACTTTAAAAAGGTGTTAATTTGGCTAAAAGTAAATGATATTGCTTTTGTAGAATATGAATCAAAAGAAGATGATCAACGATATTTTGATTATAGAACAAGCAAGTATTTTACCAAAGAAGAATTGTTAAATATGGCTAAAGAAAAAGGATATAATAATGGCACACACAGTATATAAGGTTAAAGGGGAAAGAGTTAAATCAGTTACTACATTGATTAATGCACATTTAGGTTGGAATAAAGGGGTGTTAATTGGTTGGACAAGAAAGATATGTATGTCAGGACAAGATTCTATGGTAGAATTAAAAACTGCTGGTAGAATAGGCACATTAGCACATGAAATGATAGAGCAATTTATTAAAGGTGGATCAGTTTCTTTAGATGGTTATTCTGCTGAAGAAATAGGACAAGCCAAAACAGCATACTATGCTTATTGTGAATGGGAAAAGAAACGAAAACCAACATACCACGAAAACGAAATAAAAATGGTATCAGATAAGTATAAATTCGGTGGCACTTGTGATGCAATATGCACCATAGGAAATAAATTGACCATATTAGATTTCAAAACCAGTTCAGGGGTTTATGACGAATTTATTATTCAGTTGGCAGCATATCGTCAAATGTATCAGGAAAGCACAGGCAAAAAGATACAACAAGCCATCTTATTAAAATTAGATAAAGAGGGCGAAGGATACGAAGAACACAGAATTACACTTAAAGACTTGAATTGGGGTTGGAGAGTGTTTAAGTTAATACTAAAATTACAGGAGTTAAAAAGATGAGAAAACGATTTACAGATAGCGACAAATGGAACAAACGATGGTTTCGGACACTAACACCACAAGAAAAGGTGTTGTGGTTTTATATAAGTGAAACAGTAACCTTTGATGGTTTTTGGGAACATGATCAAGAAGCAGTCAAATTCTATACTGGATATGATGGTGATATACCAAAAGTCATATTAGAAAAACTTGGAATGCACCAAGTAGATGAACACCAATTCTTTTTAAGTAAATGGATTGTTTTTCAGTATGGGGAATTAAGATATAATGTTAGACCACATAAAAGAATTATTGAACGATTGCAACAAAAAGGGTTAGATGACAAATTTCCTGATTTGATTGCAGAAGGGAATGGTGTTTATGGCTAAATCACACTCTACTTATGATGTATATGACAGGTATGGTAAAAAACCTGAAGGAACACCCACAGATAGATGGGTATATAAAAGCATTACTGATCCACAATATATAAAAGATAGAAACGACACATTTCGTTCTAATGGAAATGGTTGGTGGTTCAAACCAAACACACACCAAAGAAAAACAAATTTTGATAGAAAATAATCCCTTCCCAAAATGGCATAGTAAGGAATGTCGCAGGTATCCAATCCTGTTTATCCCTTAATGTGACAAATACACTATGGTTGGCTACTATATGAACAGGGAAGGGAAAGCATTATGTTTGAATATTGCCCAATGGTAAATAAAAATTGCCCTTATGCAGCAACATACAAAGGTGAAAAACATTGTGGCTTAAAAACTGGTAGTTTATATGAAAACAAGATCAAAAACATGAAAAAATGTCCAAAGAAGGATAAAAAATGAAAAACGACATAGAAAACCAAGCAAAAGGTTATCAAGATTTAATAGATGAAGTAGAAAAAGACCAAGAAAAGATAAATGAGCATATTGTTTATCTATTAACTGGGATAGTGGGGGCAAAAGAATTATCAGATCAAGAATATGAAGTATTCATAAACAGAACTCTCTATCATAACAAATTTGACGATATTGGCTATAATATGCAGATTACAGAAAGCACAGCTAAAACCTACTATGGTAGAGCATTAAAGAAACTCCAAGCCACAGCAAAAAGAATCTCTATTAAACACGAAAATAAATGAAAATATTAAATTTATATTCAGGAATAGGTGGGAATAGGCATTTGTGGGGAGATGAACACGAAATAACAGCAGTAGAGATTGATAAAAATATTTCAACTATTTATAAAGAAAAATTCCCAAACGATAAGATAGTCAATACTGATGCACATTCATACTTACTTTATCATTATGAAGAATATGATTTTATTTGGAGTAGTCCACCATGTCCTTCGCATAGTAGAATTATGTATAGCCAAAAAGAAAAGAAATTTGCTGATATGTCCTTATATGAAGAAATAATTTTGTTAGAATCTTGGTTTAAAGGAAAATATGTAGTGGAAAATGTAATACCATACTATGAATATCTTATTGAACCTACAGTCATTATAGGGCGACACCCATATTGGACTAATTTTGATGTCAGTCCACTTGAAATAAAAAATATAGACATTGCAAGATCATCAGCAGACGAATTGTCGGAATATTTAGGCATACCAAAACCCAAATATAAAGCAAGACTATTGTTAAGAAATTCTGTTGAACCCAGAATAGGATTACACCTATTAAAAGAATCGCAAATCAAAAAACAAGGTGAACTATTTAAAACAAATAAGTATGAAAATAAATAGTTCTTTGTAGTCCTAAAAAAAATATTTTCATCAACAATATCAACACTTACAAACATTTAACCCTTAAATAACCCTTTTTTTGTAAACTTTTTGCCCTATATAGTAGAAGGGCAACCTTCCTTTCGTTTTTACGAACATAACCTTAAAAGTGGGGTGATTAGTTTGGCTGCAGTCAAAACAAAAAAGGTTGTTAAACAACCAAAGAACAACGATAAGAAACTAAAAGGTGGAATTACTGGAAAGGGTTGGGTTAAAGGACAATCAGGAAACCCTAAAGGCAGACCACCTAAAGATTTCGCTTTAAATGATCACATTAGAGACATTGCTAATAAACCACTTGGTAGGTCAAAAAAAACAATGCTTGAAGCAGTAATAAGCACAGTATATGATGAAGCCTTAAATGGTAACATGACTGCTGTGAACTTCCTGGCAGATAGAATATTAGGAAAACCTGCACAAACATTAGGAGTAAAAGATATTTCAGACGAACCGATAAAGGTATTTGATATTGATGGAATGGAAGATTGATGCCCAAAGAAAAGCAATTCTTCAGGATAAATCACGATATAAAGTTATTTGTAGTGGTAGAAGATGGGGTAAATCATTTATGTCAGTTATGTGGTTACTGCATACACCACTTAAATCCAACGAGAGAAGATGGATTGTTTTTCCTACTTATAGACAAGCTAAAATGGTATCTTGGAGTTTACTCAAAGACTTGTTTGCAGGTAAGCCAGTTAGGATTAATGAAACTGAATTATCTATCACACTTGACAATGGAGCAAAGATTGAGCTCAAGGGAGCTGACAAACCTGACTCACTTCGTGGGGTCTCAACCACGATGGTAGTGTTAGATGAGTATAGTTATATGAAAGAAAATGTGTGGGGCGAGATTATACAGCCAACCTTAGCAGAAACACAAGGGAAAGCATTGTTTGTAGGCACTCCAACAGGCATACAAAATCATTTCTACGATTTGTATGTTAAAGGACAGTCAAAAGGAAGCGATTATAAGTCTTGGCAGTTTACCACATTAGAAGGTGGGTTTATTTCGGCAGAAGAAGTAGAGAATGCCAAAAAGAATTTAGATAAGAGAACATTTGAGCAAGAATATCTTGCAAGTTTTCTTACTGCTGCAAATAGAGCAGCATATAATTTTAGTAGAGATATTCATTGTAAGAAAATGGATAAATCTCCACGAATGTTTTGGGGTGTTGACTTTGGGGTAGCAAGTTATATGACTGCTGTCCTAATGTGTGAAAATACACAAGGTGAGGTATATGTGTTTGATGAAATAGGATTACAGAACTCAAACACCTTTGAATTAGCAAAGCTAATGCAAGAGAAAGGCAGAGGATTACCAGTATATCCTGACCCTGCAGGAAAAGCAAGAACAAGTAATAGCACAAAATCAGATCATAGAATATTGCAAGAAGCAGGGTTTACTGTTATAGCAAAGAAAGCTAATCCAACTCAAAAGGATAGAATGAATGCTTTAAATAAGATGTTAGAAGATGCGACTGGTAAGCATAGACTATTCATTAATCCTAAATGTAAGAACATGATAAGGGATTTAGAATTATGCACAGTAGAGAATGGGCAAATACTAAAAACAGAAACCTTATCACACTTTTTAGATGGATTAATGTATCCTATTGAATATCGTTATGGATTTAAAGGGCAAGGAACTTCAATCCAATGGTAATGTTTATATTAGGGCTTTGTGTAGGAATTATCATATCATTTATTGGTGCAATGATGTGGGGTTATCAATTAAGTAAAAAGGAAGACGAATTAAATCAACAACTAATCAAGGAATTTCAAGACAAGTATATGGAAACCCAAGATAATAAATTTTATAAAAGGTATGAATCATGATTATTTATAATTTAACAGAAAAGATGCTACATGACTTGCTTATGGACACCATACAAGAGGGAGTGCAAAAAGAACACGAAGAACGAGAACGATTATTAGACTACTATGAAGGGATCAACCTGGAACAAGACATTAAAGGGTATTTCGATAGCGATAGTTTATCTCAAATACCACCAATGTATATCAATTTAGTTCGTGCAATCATTAGTCGTAGAGCATTAGTATATCAACAAGCACCAATAAGATATAACGATAAGTATAACGAAGTCATTGGAGATTTAGACTCATTCATGAAACAATTTGAGCAACTGACTTATCTATTAGGAACAGAAGCACTCTATACTCATTGGGACGACAATGCAAAGAAACTAAAGTATCGTCCTATTCACTTCTTTACACCATTCTTTAGACCAAACGAAGATGAACCATTTGCTATTATTTATCAAGCAGAAAGCCAATTACAAGCACGAACAGAAGATGCTCAATATATGTTTTGGAGTAAAGATACTGAAGATATGGAAGGAAAACACTTCTGTATATCCTCAAAAGGAAAGATTACTTCGATGATAGAGGGCGATAGAAACCCTTATGGTGATGTCTTACCATTTAACATAGCACATAGACACCCATACACAAGAGATTTCTTTAGAGAAGGGGCAAGTGATCTTGTCAATGGTATGAGAAGTGTGAATATTATGTTGACTGAATTAGCTTTGCATGGCAGAATGCAACTCGGTCAACCTGTGTTCTTAAATTTGGATACTGAACAACGAATCACTATGGGGCAAGATAAAGCATTAGTATTGCCTGAAGGTGCAGACTTTCAATACAGAACTCCGAATGCGAATGTCCAAGCCATGATTGAATCAACCAAGTATATGGTAGATAGTATTGCACAAGCAAACAATGTCAAGATTAACTGGACAAGCAACCAAGCAGAAAGTGGACTATCAAAGAAAATGGGTCAATTGGATTTAATGGATTCACTTCGTAGTGATATAGAACAAATTTATAGACCATTTGAGAAAGAACAATTTAAGATTGCACAACGAATATGTGAAGTATCAGGTGGGATTAATTTAGGGGATCAATTCAGTATAGACTTTGCTGAAAGAGAAGTGCCTATGAGTCAAGATGAAGAAATCAAATACTATGATTGGGCATTTCAAAACAATATTGAAACAAGACAAAGTTATTTAAGAAAGAAAAACCCTGATTTACAAGAAGAAGAAATACAAGGCATTGTAGAACAAATAGATGCTGAACAACCTTCAGAAGAAGGGTTATTAATTGATGAAATTATTAAGGCACAACAATAATGGCTGATTTAGACTTCTATCAAAAAGATATGGAGAAAATCCAAAAGAAACTTTTGAATAAGATTGAAAAAGTATTAGGTGGATTGGTTGTATTGAATGATACACAATTAGCAACTGCATTTAAGCAGATTGACTTTGTTGATGAGTTAAATAAGTTAGGATTTCCTGCTTTACTTGAAAAAGTAAGAACAACATACAACAAACAAGCAGTAACTGCAATAAGTGGACTGGGTGCAGTTCAACGAAGTAAACAAACAGTAGCAGCAGTCCAGGCAATAGAAGTATTAGCAATTTTAGACTTATCTACTATATCAGCAGGTGTAACGAAGTATGCTAATGAATTAAAGACTGCGATGTTTAGAGGATTACTTACTGGACAAAGTTCTGCAAGTATTATGGCAGGACTAACCGAAACCTATGGAGTAGGTAGATCATTAAGTAGCAAACAACAAGTCATGTTGTTGCAAGATAGTTTTGCACGATTTAGTAGAACAACTACTGCAAAGTTATTTGAAGATGTCCCTGAACAAAAGTTTTTATATGTCGGACCAGAAGATGAAGTAACAAGAGATGTGTGCATTCAAACACTGTCAATGCAAGGGGAAGGCATGACAGCAGAAGAAATAGATAGCAATTCACCAGTAGCATTTGGAGATGGTGGTGGGTTTAATTGCAGACACGAATGGATACCAGTATAATGAAAGCAAGAGATATAGCAAACTTTACAAAAACTAATTGGGGACAATTAGCATCTCATGCAAGAGGATTAATCGTTAAAGACATGAATGATGGTGTGATGCAGAATGGTATTAAAAAATACAATAGAAATAAAGCATCTAAAGAATATGCAAAGAAAAAAGCAACTGGTGCATTAGGAAAATTTAGAAAGAGTGATAGAGTAACCATGTTATTAAGTGGTGAAACAGCAAGAAGAATAAGACCTGAAGGCAAAAAAGATAGAGCAATATTAGTATTTGAAAGAGGCGACATAGTAGATGCCAATGAAAAAAGAGGATATGTCATCGCAGATTTAAGTGGTAAGAATAGAGATAAATCTGTTGATTTCTTGCAAAGAATTGTTGATAGGAATGTAAAGAAATATGAAAGCAAACCTGTCAAGATTAAAATAGGTAAATAAACATAAGGGGGCAGAATGTCCGAAGAAAACACACAAGTAGTGGAAGAAACAATAGTAGAAACAGAAGCAGTAGCCGAAACTCCTACACAGGATAGTAATTCAGGCGAACTAATTGCAGAAAGCAAGAAGTATCGTCAAAGGGCTCAAACAGCAGAAGCCGAGTTAAAAGAACTCAAAGACAATCAGAAACTTCAAGAACAAAAACAACTTGAAGCAAAAGAGGAGTTCAAAACTTTGTATGAAAGCACAAAAGCTGAAAACGAAGCACTTAAACCAAAAGTCGAAAAGTTTGAGATGCAGGAAAAACAAAGAAGAGAACATTTGCTGTCCCAACTTTCAGAGGAAGATCAAGAAATATATCAAGACTTATCTACAATTAAATTAGAGAAGCACATTGAAAGATTGGGTAACAAAAAAGTGCAAGTAAGTGATGCTAAAGAAGTAACTTCTTCAGGGAAGTTTGCAGGAAACACTAAATTTGCTGATTTATCTGAAGAAGATAGACAAAAAGCAAAGAAGAATCCTAAACTTTGGCAACAGATTGTAGATGGGTATCAAAATTAAGGAGTAAAAAATGGCTGATGGAAATGTAACACCAACCACTGCTGCCAATTTTATACCTGAACTTTGGAGAGATGCTATTTTAGATTATGCTGAAAGAAAGTTTGATCTAAAAAATAGAGTATTAGATTTCTCTTCAATGCTATCAGGTGGTGGCGACATACTACATATCCCTAAAGTAACTGAAGAAACTGCAGCTGCTAAATCAGCAGGAACTGCAGTAACTTACACAAACAATACTGATGGGAAAATTGATTTAACAGTTGATCAACATCATTACGAAGCAAAAAGAATTGATGACATCGTGAAGGTTCAAGAATCTGCAGATTTATTCAATGCTTATGCCCAATCAATGGGTTATGCTTTAGCAAAGAAAGTAGAAAACTACATCGCAGTAGATATTCTACAAGCTGCTACAGGTAATGATGTAACTCTTGCTGCTGATAATACTGCAACTACTGCTTTAGTAAGAAGTGGTTTGCAAAAACTATTAGATGCTGGATATGATTACACAGATGGAGATACATTTATGTATGCTTCACCTGCATTCTATATGAGTATGCTTTCTTTAGGCGACTTCACAGATAGTAGCAAAAGAGGCGATTCTGCTAATCCTAATGTTTCAGGAAAAGTAATCCAAGCTTATGGCATGGATATTATTCCAAGTGTTGATTGGGACGATGATGGTGGAACAGGTGACGAAAGTGCAACTATTTTCAATAGAAATGGTGTGTATTTCGCACAACAAGTAGCTCCAAGAGTGCAAAGTGCTTACGATATTGATCATTTAGCAACTTCAGTAGTTGCTGATGTTCTTTTCGGAGCAGTTCTATCTCATGGTGCTTCAAGCACTTCACTACCAGTAGTGAATTTCAATAATCCATAAGGATAGTTGAAAACAGGTTAAATATGGGGGTAATTTATTTTACCCCTATATTACCATTAAAAAGTAATTTGGAAGGGAAATAGATGCCATTATACGAATATAAATGCGAGTGTGGAAAGGTTTTTGACTACATACAAGGCATTCATGATGAAAAACTAACGAAATGCCCAACCGAATTTGAATGCAACCCCAACCATAAAGTAAAACGACTCATCAGTAGTCCTACAATTATTTCTGATGATATTGGTAGGGGAGTAAAACGAATGACTGATAAAAAATTATACAAAGAATTGGATATTGATTAATGAGTGCTAACACAAATATTGGAAATACACCTGTCAATCAGGGATATGTTCAACTGATCCATACTGGAGAAACTGGAGGAGTAGATGGAACACTTCGCACTTTATATGATGGTGATGGCACAGCTTCAGACTTACAGATTGCAAGTAATAAAGTTAAAGTATCAACTACACTTTATATTGGTTCAGACACTTTACAAGAATATATACAAGATACAGTTGGTGCTATGTTGGTTACCAATGCAAGTCATACTAATTTATCTGCTGCCTATGATGATGCAGGTGATGGTGCTATTGACTTAACAGCATCAGGAGAAGTAACTCTTACAGGCACACAAACACTTACAAACAAAACTTTAACTGCCCCAACCTTAACTGGCACAACACAAGGGGCAAGTATCACTCTATCAGGAGATTTAACAGTAAATGGAACAACCACTACTGTTAACCAAACAAATTTAGATGTATCAGATAATATTATAGGATTAAATCGTGGGTCAGGCTCTAATGCTAATGATAGTGGTTTAATCATAGAACGAGGTAGCACAGGCGATAATGCTGCAATTATATGGGACGAATCTGCTGATAAATTTACATTAGGAACAACGACTTCAACTCCAAGTGCTACTGGTGATCTAACCATATCTACTGGAACACTTGTAGCAACCATTGAAGGAAATGTAACTGGAAATGTTACTGGGAGTGCAAGTCTTAACTTATTAACATCTAATAACTTATCAGATTTGGCAAGTGCTTCTACTGCAAGAAGTAATTTAGGATTAGGTAGTCTTGCTACTTTATCTACTGTGAATGCTTCTACAATTACTGATAATTCAGTAGGGGCAGATGAGTTAAATGTTTCAGGTGATGGATCATCAGGACAAGCATTATTATCTGATGGAGATGGAACATTTAGTTGGGGGTCAGGTGGAGCAATTACTGCACTTAACAATGCTACTGCAAATGAATTAGTAACAGTAGGTTCTACTACAACAGAATTAGATGCAGAATCTACTCTTACTTGGGCTGGTTCTTATTTAGAGATTCAATCAGCAGATGATGCTGAAGGTGGTGTTAGATTAAAAAAATCTACAAAAGATGGAACTCATATTCAATATAGTCTTAGTCATAGAGATGATAATCAAAGTTTAATTTTATATTCTCACGATGGCACTACATTTAGAAACTGGATAACATTAGATGAGCCAAATGCCTTATTAAAATTAGGAGCTAATAGTTCAAACTTATGTGATATAGACGATAGTGGTAATTTCAGGTTTGCAAATCAAGTAGAATTTGAAGACACTAATGCAGTAATTAATAGAGTAAGCAATGATTTAGAAATTAGAACTTATGGTGGTTATGATATTAATTTAATGGCAGCAGGTAATGTCGGTATAGGAACTACATCACCTGGAAGTAAACTTCATATTAGTTCATCAGACCCAATACTTAAAATTACTGATACTTCAACTTCAGATAATAGTGCTACTTTATGGCTACAAGAAAGTGATAGCTATGGTTCAAGATTAGAGTATGAAAGCAATACTAATAATTTTATGGTATTTAAAACTATAGATGGTGGAACCACATCTACAAGAATGGTTATAGATAGATATGGTAATGTAGGTAT